AAGCAGAACAGTATCTAAAAGATGTTATGAATCGTTATCGTAACAAACTGGTATATGATGCATCTACTGGTGAGATTCGTGATGATAGAAATCAAATGTCAATGTTAGAAGATTTCTGGTTGCCTAGACGAGAGGGTGGTAGAGGTACAGAAATTACTACACTCCCAGGCGGTTCAAACCTTGGTGAGATTGATGACATTGTTTACTTCCAAAGAAAATTGTATAGGTCTTTGAATGTTCCTATTTCAAGAATGGAAGCTGAAAGTAATTTCAGTCTTGGTAGGTCTACAGAAATAACTAGAGATGAACTTAAATTTACAAAGTTTGTACAAAGGTTAAGAAAGAAATTTACTATACTATTTCATGACATTCTAAAAACGCAACTTATTCTTACTGGAGTAATTGCAGAAGAAGAATGGGATGCAATGAAAGAACATATTGCATATGACTTTTTACAAGATGGTCATTTTGCAGAACTGCGTGATGCAGAAATCCTAAGAGAAAGAATAGAAATGCTAGGAAGTCTAGAGCCTTATGTTGGAAATTTCTTTTCCAAGAGATGGGTTCAGAAAAACGTACTTCGTCAAACAGATGAAGAAATAGAATCCATGACCAAAGAAATTGAAGATGAGGGTGATGGAGAAGAAAATGGAGATGATACGATATGACAAAAGATATAATTGATGCTATTGCATCTGGAGATAATCTGGGTGCAGAAACACATTTTAAAGACGCAATGCAAACAAGAGTTGCAAACGGATTAGAAACAAAACGAAAAGATGTTGCTATGACAATGGTAACACAACATATTCCAGAAGTAGAGGATGATGAAGAAGAACTTCAATCAGATTGACTTGCCTGAAAAGGACGAGCATAAAAATACAAAAGAATATAAGAAACTGTCTCCGAAAATGAAAGAGGCAGTTGACGATATTTTTAAGAAAATGGATGCGAAACCTTCCGATTTCCTAAATACTTTTGAAAAAACTATAAAAGATACAGCTCGTAAGTATAAAGTGCGTGAAAAAGAACTGCATAAATACTTTGAAAGAGAGATGTTAGGAGAATATGCATGATTTTAAAAGGTAGCGCAACCAATGTAACATCAGCGACTACATTGAATAGAGCAACAAGAATAAGAGTTAATGCAACTAACGCTGGAACTGTAACAATTGCAGCTGCACTTGGAACATTTAATGCCGCATCTGCTGTTGATGATGCAGCGATTACTATTTCAAGTCATGGTTTTACTACTGGAGATGAAGTAACATATTCAGATGGTGGTGGAACTTCAATTGCAGAATTAACAGATGGTGGACAATTTTTTGTAAGAGTTGTTGATGCAAATACAATTAACCTTGCAACTGGAATGACTAACGCACAAAATGGTGTTGTGTTGACTTTAACAGATGGCCCTTCTGAAAACCACACAATTACTGCAACTAACACATATGCTGGTACAGTAGCATTAGTTGCAAACCAAGTTATTATATTAGATAAAAAACCAAGTGATACTATCGCTTGTACTGCTGCAATGAGTTGTACAGCAGTCGGTAATCAACCATAGGGGATAGTAACATGAAACTTTTTTCAGAAAATTTTGCAGATAGTGTAGAGTACATCACAGAACAAGACGATAAAACTGGTAAGAAAAATTACAAGTTAAAAGGTGTCTTTATGCAATCTGAAATTAAAAACCGAAATGGGAGAGTATATCCTTTTGAGGTTTTAGATAAAGAAGTGAAAAGATATAACAAAGAGTTCATAGAACAGAATCGTGCATATGGGGAACTAGGACACCCAGATGGCCCAACTGTCAATTTAGATAAAGTATCTCACATGGTAACTTCTTTAGAACCAGACGGTAAAAACTTTATTGGTGAGGCAAAAGTAATGTCAACACCAATGGGTAATATAGTAAAAAATATTATGGATGACGGTGGTAAACTCGCAGTTTCGTCAAGAGGCATGGGTAGTTTGGAAAAAAAAGGTGATGCAAACTACGTCAAAAACGATTTCTATCTTGCAACTGCTGCTGATATTGTTGCAGACCCCTCTGCACCTAATGCTTTCGTAGACGGAATTATGGAAGGTAAAGAGTGGATTTGGAACAATGGTTTGTTAAGAGAACAAGAGGTAGCGGAAATCAAGAACGAAATGGAACGTAATATACGTTCTAGAGAAGCGAATTACCAAGCATTGGCTTTCGCAAAATTCCTTAAAAAGTTATAATTTATAAATATAATGAAACAAGGTTTAATTAATCAAGGAGACTTCAAATGTCAGAAATAGACAAGACAATTGAGGAATTAGAACAAGAAGTTCTTGCTGATATTAACGAGGCAGATGCTCTCAAAAAAGGTGCTGTGAAAGCAGAACCAATGCAAAAGAGTGGCGCACAAGTAGATGATACTGGGCCAGCTGTCGTTAAGAGTGATGATAAGAAAAAGGATTACGCAAAGTCAGCTAAGAAAGACAGTTCAATTCCATCAAAGGATAAAGCTATGGCACCAGAAAAAATGAAAGAAGGATATACTGATGAAGAAATCAGAGACCTCTGTCATTCAAAAGACCACGATTGTGCTACAGTTGTAGAACACCCTATTTGGGGTAAAGGTAAACCAATTCATGGTTCTCATGCAATTCCGACTGATGACGGATATGTAGAGTGGTATGACGTTCAATTCAAACATGGTTTGGAAGAAAAAGTCATGGCATCAGATATGGAAGTAATGGTATCTGAAGCACATCATGAAGACATGGATATGCCTAAAACTAAAGATGCTATGATTACTGCAATGAATCATTCTATGAAGAAAATGAAAAAGAAAGAACTTGAAGCAACATACAAAATGACAATGGGTATGCATAGCGATAAATCAGATGACGAAATGGAAATGGAAGGTCTTAACAAAGCAAAAGAAGCTATTGAAAAAAGACTTGCAACTATTAATGTTGCAGAAGATGTTGACGCACTTGTACAAGGTGAAGATTTATCTGAAGATTTCCAAAAGAAAGCTGCAACTATTTTTGAAGCAGCAGTCAAATCAAAGGTACGTTCAGAGGTAGAAAGAATTGAGGAAGAAAAAACTCAAGAGATTTCAGAAGAAGTCGAAACTTTCAAAACTGAACTTGCAGAAAAAGTAGACGGTTATCTTGACTATGTTGTTAAGGAATGGATGACAGAAAACGAACTTGCAATCGAAAGAGGTCTAAAGGGAGAAATCGCAGAAGACTTTATCGGTGGTTTGAAAACACTTTTTGAAGAGCATTATATTGATGTTCCAGACGAAAAGTATGATATCTTAGAATCACAAGCAGAAAAGATTGAAGAGTTGGAAGGTAAGTTGAATGAAACTATCAATAAACTTACTGAAAAAAATAAAGTAGAAAACTCTTTAGTTAAAGAACAAGTGATTGCAAAGGTTTCACAAGATTTAGCAGAAACACAAACTGAAAAGTTTGCGAGTCTTGTTGAAGACGTTGAGTTTACAGATGAGAAATCATTTGAAGAAAAACTCAATACCTTAAAGGAAAATTATTTTCCTAAATCAGTTCCTTCAGAAAACTCAACTCTAGTAGAAGAGAACCATGAAGAGACTAAAGAGATTGATGTAAGCGGAGCTATGGCTGCATATATGTCCGCTATTAAAAGACAAGCACCTTACAATACGCAAGATGCAAAACCTTTTAATAATGTCAAGAAATAAATAATGATAAATATATGTAAAGTTAAATAAGGGGATACAAAAAATGTATAATTCAGAAAACTTACAAGAGAAGTGGCAGCCAGTCCTCAGTCATCCAGATTTGCCTGAGATTAAGGACAATTACAAAAAAGCCGTTACTTCAATTATTTTAGAAAACCAAGAAAAAGCAATGAAAGAGGACAATGCGTTCTTATCTGAAGCCGCTCCAACCAACTCTGGTTTTGGTGGTTCAAATATGGCTGCATATGACCCAATTCTCATTTCTTTAGTAAGAAGGTCTATGCCTAACTTGATTGCATACGATATTTGTTCTGTGCAACCAATGACTGGCCCAACTGGTCTTATCTTTGCAATGAAGTCAAACTTCGCATCACAAGGTGGAACAGAAGCATTATTTAACGAACCAAATTCTGGTTTCTCAAATGATGACGCTGCTGGTGACCTTAACTCAACTGCAATGACTGGTACTAACCCTGCTGTCTTAAATGACGCATCAGCTGGTACTTACATTACTGGTGGTGCAGACTACGGTTCAACTACTGGTGGTGGTATGACTACTGCTGAAGCTGAAGCATTAGGTGATGCATCTGCTAACTCTTTCGCAGAAATGGCGTTCTCAATCGAGAAGTCAACTGTGACTGCAAAGTCAAGAGCATTAAAAGCAGAATACACTATGGAACTTGCACAAGACCTTAAAGCAATTCACGGTCTTGACGCAGAAACAGAATTGTCAAATATTCTATCTGCTGAAATTCTTGCAGAAATCAATAGAGAAGTCATTAGAACAATCTATGTGTCTGCTAAGAAAGGTGCATCTGTCAATACAACTACTGCTGGTATCTTCGATTTAGATACTGATTCAAACGGTAGATGGTCAGTTGAGAAGTTCAAAGGTCTA